TTAAATAGAGATGGGTTCTTTTGTGGAATTCGAGTATTTCAATCCAAAAGCATGTTTAAAAAACTGATAGTACAATAAAAAGTATTCATTATCCCTTTGCTCTTTTGTTAAACCGACAGGAATAAAGGCATTATGTGTAAACATAATTCTGATTTTAATTTTATCTTGTTTTATGAGACCAAATACCGTATCTACTAAAGACTTATATTTTTCCAAATAATTAGCCGTTACCTTCTGCCACTTTACTTCACCATTTATATTCAATTCAGAAATTTTATTTTCCAAAACTGTTTTTACTTCTTGTAAATGAATAGATCTTACTAATGCGCCACCGTAAAAATTACTGTAGTATTCTCCGTTTTTTACTGATTCATCACAATAAATAATGTATTGCATACTTTATCACCCTCATTCGACTTTTTGCGCAACAATTAGATAATATTAGTTTCCATATTTATTATTGATTTTTTCATACTATACTTATATACATACTTTAAAATTCATTAAATGTATTAATAGACTGAAAGGTATTTATTTATATTATACCTATCTATTGGATAAATGACTAAAAAAGCAATAAAAAATACACTAGATAATAATTAGACAAAATAAACCCAAGCACAAAATTAATTAAGTGCCTGGGTATACATATCATTTACTACGTCTTTGTTGAATCGTAATATACAATCCTATTAATCGATCCGTAGTCATCGCACCACTTTGTAAATCCTTCAAATGTGAGGCTTGAATAATACCATCCTTCACCGCCTGTGCAATGAAGTTTTCTGTTTCAGTTCTCATCGCTGGCGAACCTGGATTCCAAATTGTATTAGCCACCTTAATCTCCTCCTTCCTGTCTTCCACAATTAATTGGACTTTCAATTTACTGTTGCTTGGCACAATTACTTGTCCTTCTAATTTGTACCCTCTAGGCATCTTCCAATTGGCCTTCACTTCGAAATGTGGTCGGTCAATTCTACGTGCCCAATCACCGCCCCACGTAATGCCCAACTTACGAGCTATTGCCCCTATTTTTGTTAATGTATCTACATCGTATAAGGGTTTCGGGGGAGCCACGGCAATGTCCCACGCTAAACGTGAAGTATGATTACTCTTCAGCGTCCACGTTACAATTTTCCCTGGTCTTGTTCTACCTTGTGCATATAGATAATTTTGCCGTGCTTGCGATCGGTATGTTTCCGTAACAAAGATATTTTTGATTCCCTCTTTATAGCACTCTTGAAAGAGCAATCTGCAGGCCGTTTGCGCCACTGGTAATAGTTCACCTAAATCTCGGCATGTTGTTGTGACACTCATTGTTTATCATCCTTTTTTTCATCGTTATCGATTTGTAACTGCTTAAAAGCACTCGTTAAAAACTTTGGTACTTTCAAACCTAACTTTCCAAGATTTTCAATCATACTGATTCCTTCCATCCCGATTAGAAAAAGAATCATGGCATTGCGCATAAAGTTCCCACTCTCGGTTGCCAAGTCCAGTTGCACTGCAGCAATGACCATTAAAATCATCGCCACTTTTTTAAACAGTCCGATTAAGGCTTTTCTGCTTTCAACGTTTTTCACAACAAAAGCAACCATAACGCCTAAAATATAATCGATCGCCATAAAGATAGTGAGTGCTTTAATTAAATGGTCAATCCCACCAACAAAATAGGCGACCCCTGCCACGGAGCCGCCTACGAGTGATGTATATAATGTGTCGGTTTTCATTGGTACCTTCCTTTTTTCCATAATAAAAGCCCTCCACAGATGATTGTAGAAGGCTTAAAATCTATTGTAATTTTACTTATTTTGAAACGATCAAGCATTTAAGTCTGTTATTGAAGGGATAGTAATTTCCTTAACACATGAAACTGGTGATAAATTAATCACACATTGCACAATAGATACAATATCTTGTACAGGTATACGTGTACCTTCATATAAATCAATTGCCTTTTCTGCACCTTCTTCATAAGGTACTTCTGCTGCTAGCTCCCCTGGATTAATACAAGTGACAGGAATTTTATCTCCTCTCAAATGTTCACGTAGAGCATTTGTAATGCCTCGTAAGCCGAATTTAGATGCAACAAATGAAACCTGTGAACTATTTGTATGTTCTAAGCCTGCCGTTGAACCAATTAAAATGACTTTTCCATTTTTAGCTTGTCTTAAGTTTGGTAGAAGCGCTTGAATATACGTAATAGTAGAAGTTAGATTTATATTGATTAAGTTGGAAATATCTTCGATTTCATCCTTATCAAATGTATAGTCATCTTCGAAACCACGCTTTTCCCATACGCCAACATTATATATTAATACATCTATTGCAATGTCTTTTAAGGTTTCCTTTAAAGCAGAGATTTGTTGTTGACTTGATAAATCTATGGAGAGCCATTTGCGATTTACACCATCATTAATATCCAAACTTTCTGGTCGTGTTCTTGACACCATCCATACTGTATCTCCCTCTATGGGTAGACCCTTTACAAAGGCGTCACCAAGCCCTTGACTTGCTCCAAAAATAATAAAGTCTTTACTCATCCAATCTTCCTCTCCAATAACTATCTTTTGATTATTTAAGATAGAAAACAATATAACAATTAAATCTATTATATTTACAATATTGATTATTTATCTTCATTCTTTTGACTGAAATTCATAAATTTACTATCATTTTCTTGTTCTAGTTTGCTATACACCACTTGGCGCAAATTCGATAGATTTGGTACTTGATTACGTTTATGTGGACGTGCTAGCACATAGTTATACCAGATAGCTACTAGTCCACTACGTTCATTAAACATTTTGTTCACCTCCTGACATTTGTTTTTCTATTAATGTAGAAAGCTCCATTATGGCCTTTTCTTGGCTAGCTAATCGTTGCTCTTGATTCGCTATATACGTTGACATCTCCCTCATACTGCTCAAAAGTAGTTGGTTTTCTTGTTCTAAACGTGCAGCCTTTTCTTCTGCTGTGTCTTCGTCACCGAACTTTTTCATTTCACCCATTGTGCCATCTGGATTACGTACTTTATATTGAAATGCCATTAGTCCACCGCCCCTGTTATCAGATGTATTTTGTAATTAGATGCCAAGTCCGTTCGCGTTGGCGTAATTTTTAACACAATTCGTTGTTTGGCTTCCATTCCTTTATGCTCAAAAGTGTCCTCCACGACACCTTGTTTGGCTGTAATGGGTGCTGTATTCACCGGTGATAACACCGTGTATTGTTCTGCTTCACCCTTTGCCGTCATGGATAGTTCCACCTTAATATTGAGCTCCTTATCACGTTGAATAAACAATAAAACGCCCTTTGCAGATCCGCTTGGCGGCTCGATTTGGTAACGAGCAACGGATTGTAAAATAGGCGTTTTCACTTCTTTTTTATTCAGTTTAATCGTTTTACTCGTCTTGGCTCCGTAATTATCTACGACCTCAAGAACAATCGTATTTTCACCAGTTATTAATTGTGCTAGCTTTACATCAAACTCCCACGCACCGCCTGTACCACTGTAAATTTCCACTGGTTCACCTGCATTAATACGCCTTGTCACTTTCACCGTGGCATTTGCATCGTCATCCGATGCTTTACCGGATATTTTGAATGTATCGGTATCAATGACACCCGAAGGCACGACCGCATCCACTGATAGCAAAGGGGCTCTATTCGGCACAACTGAAAATCTACGTTCTATTTTAGCAGAAATCCCTTTTTCGGTATCCTCAGCCCATACAACCAGTTTTTGAACGCCTTGCGATAGTGTGCCCGTAATAGCTGAATTACCGTTATAAAGCTTGCCACCTTTAAAAGTTAACTGCTTTGATAGTGTGAATCTTTGCTGGCTTACGTTTGTCGCTAACACCTTACGAGGTTCATCATTGATTTGATAATAAACCGTAACGGATTGGTCTGCATCAGGATCAAAGGCTGTTCCTTCAATAGTCAATGTGTCATTTTCATACAATCTCACGTTGCCAGATGGACTCCGTAACGACACAGTGGGTGCTACATTGTGTTCGATTGTCAATACGTCTGAATGGATATAATCGGAATACACATTGCTTGTATTTTTTGCTCGCACACGTAGTTCTAATGTTTTATGTGTTTGATTTGTACTTATCTGCAAACTACGTGTAAGTGTGTTGTTGTATGGAAGTGGTGTCCAATCGTCTGTGCTGTTGTATCGGTAATCTACTTCATAAAGTGCGAGATTAGCAGCGCGAGACGCACCAAATGTGATGTTCACCGTCTCGTTTGGTTTGAACTTTTTGCCTTGTATTGGGGATGTAAATGGACCAGGCGGTGCAATGGCTTGATTCACACGGCTACCTCTGACATACCAATAACCATCACTATGTTTTTTGTTCGTTGGATACGCTGTTTCCTCCGCTACAATTCCTGATTGAACTAAACCGCCTAAAGATGTCTGATATTTATTCCAATAATATTTTGGTTTTGTTACGGTATAAACACCACTTGTCCGATAGTTAGATTCTAAATTTCTAGCATCGACTGCTTTTACTCTAAATTGAATCCTTGAAGCAGTGGGGATGGTATACGAAAAACGATTGGTTGTCGGTGTACCGATTTGTACCCATGAGCCATTGTTTATTGCTACCTGTAGGATGTACCGAGAAAAATCATTATTTACATCAGAAGATGCTCCCCATGCGATGGCTTTGACATCACCAATTTCTAAAGTTCCAGAAGGTTGTGTAAAGACCCCTGGCTGTGTTGGTGCTATGTTTACCCTTGCTCTTCTCACATACCAATAACCGTCTGTATGTCGTCCGTTTGCCGGATATATTCCTGCGTTTGCAGGAACGTTTGATTGAATGAGTGAACCCCTACTATAACTTGTTGATGAAGTAGAATTGCTAGTAGACTTTTCAGACATCGTTACATTTTGAGGCGCACCAGACAAGTTACCTCCATATCCAATTGAATGTATGGTAAACCTCTGCACACTTCTCCCATTCAATCTATACCCAACATCACCCACAGACAGAGGAACACTATATCCTATTTGATTGGAAACGCTGTATTCGTTCCTAAATTCGTTAAACGTGTAGTTTCTGTATAAGTTGTTAAATGTTTGTGGTGTCCAAGAAGACTCCCTACTCCAAGGTTGTTCTTGCCATCTAGTTGTTGATTCCACTGTAAATACATCATAATAATATTGAGCCAACCTTAAAGCACCTCCACTAATTCAACGTTGTAGGTCCGCCAATCACCAAAACGCATTTCAGCCTTCACATAATCCATCTCAACATTACTACGCGCTACTTTTGCACCTTTTTTGTATGTTGTTGCAAGTGCTGATACCTTAATCATGTCTGTACCTACTTCTGTTATCATCACATCTTCACTATGTTCATCATCGTAGATTGTCACTTGTGTCAATGCAGTAAAGCCTTTCACACTCGCAACTTTTAAAGCAGTTGCGTCCTTTTCCACTGCCTCGATAATTTCTGTCATTGTTTTATCTAACTTGATTTTGTTTGTGTTGCCGTCCAGTGTATCGGCGAATGTACCAGAGTTACCTGGTACACGGCCGTCGAGTTCCATTTGGATTTGTAGACGTCTTATATTTGTTTGAAGTGCTATTATATATTCTCTATTTCGTTCAATATTTGAGTCTAGATGATTCATTACTTTTTCACTGTGAACAGTTCCTTGCTGCAATGGTTTCCAAACAGGCAATCTTGTTATACGGTCTATTTTTTGTTGTCCTGTGTCTTTATCTATTTCTGGAATAAAGTCTCCATTTTCATCAATAGCGAGAATATGATCTAAAAAGTTTATTCTTTCATAATTTTCAATAGCCATTATGCGCCACCTCCCTCAACGGTAATCGGTATATCAAACACATACATAAATCCTGTATGTTCTTTATAAAAGTTGGTGGGACCATCTACTAAAATTTCACCTTGATTATCTAAAAGCGCTGCATAAGTTACATGGCCATGATAATCATTTAAATAAAACATCACACGTAAGGTATTTCCTAATCGCTCTGTTCTAAATATTTCTATATTCCTTTCAGTTCCATCAATTAAAAAACGCCCCTTTCTTACATGTGAAAGAAGCGTTTGAAACAGTAAGTTTATTAGTCTTTCATGTACTTGCACATTATCACCTCATTCAATAACAAAATGCCATACCTGTTACTGGATAAATAACTTCATAACCATATGTTTTAGTTGGCATATGAATCTTAGATTCACTATTAACACCAACACCATTATCAGATGTAATGGACTGATTAGTCTTAGGATAGGAAACAGGATAAACATGTTGTCGAGCACCAACCCTAATCCTTGGTACTTCGAACACATACCTATATAAGCTTTGCAAATGTGCTGGCTTAACTTCCTCTACTGCTGTGAATAACCCACTATCTATTGATCCACTTGTATGAGGTATTCTTATAATAAATGCATACTCTCCAGGTACATCAATAACTGAAGCATTTCGATTTTCTACAAACGTATTCACGATTGTTTCCATCCGCTTTTTAGTTACTGGAAAATATTCATTCATTTTAAGTATTACGTTACGCCTACGTTGTTCAATTGTTTGAGTGTCAGTTGGCTTGATTCTAAATATAGACTCCCAATAAGGTAATGCCCAGGTAGCATTATTAATACGCGTTTCTGTACTTACCTTATTAATAAATTGAAGTACTTCTTCCATTATCATCCCATTTGCATTGAATATAGATAACTGATATTCATCGTTATACATCGGAGTTACGGCTCGTAACATCCTTTTTCCTGTTTCCGTTTGGATATAATTTTCACGATCCACTGTTGACCACCTCGCCGATGACCGCTCTCTGTCCCACGGTTAATACGATATTATCCGTTTGACTGTTGAGGTTTAGCTCTTGATAATCAAGCACACCTTCTGTTTCGATTAACGATGCGCCAACTTCTGTTGTACGAACAATCATGGCATTTAATAAACCACGATTCATATTGTTTTTAGCTCGTTCAAGTGTCAAAGTAGGGTCTGCTCCTTCTTCAAAGTAAATACGTGCCGTTATATTAATCACAACAGGCTCAATAGTTCCAACTGTCACGATAGCGCCAATAGGAGCTTTACCTTCACCCAACCCTTCGAATTCTTCTGGATCGATATACTCTTTAACACGTCTCATTAATTCATCATTAGCAAATTGATTATTTGCATCAGTTATCAATACTCGAACTGTTCGTGGACCTTTCCATAGAGGTTGGACAATTACATTACCAACACCATCTACCTCTTTCGCCCAACGCTCATAATCACGTCTAGCACCACTTAGCGGAGCTAATGCAATACGGTTTAATATACGTTCTCGAAGTGATTCATCACTTTCAGCTTCTGTTCCACCAGTTATCGGTTCAAGATTAATAATATTATCAACCTCATAACCTCGTTGAATCGTTACAACTGTTCGTGCTGCTGTATTACCTATATTTCCACTTTCAATCGCTTCAATTCTTACAATAGCCTCACCATTATTAATTACTACATTTTCGGTAGTTTTGTACTCTTTCGCACTTTCCGTATCATCACCCAATGTATAAACAATTGTTCCTGTTGGTATAACCTGTCCTTCTTTTTTACTCTTTAATTTGACTTTACCACTGGCGTTTGTTCCACCCCGCCTAAAAATATGATAGGGAGCACCATGCCATTCAAGAAACTTACCAGTAGCAAACTGTGGAAACATCATTTGCAATGTGATAGATAAATGAAATTGTGTGATTTCAGTCGCTATAATCGCAGTAGGCTTTGTATGATCGAAAAACATTTGTCCCTCGGAAGTGTCTATGCCAGTTGGGGCTTTACTTAATGCCATCTGTGTGAAATATTCTTCTGTTGCATTCTTCAAAAACTCCGGCATGATAAAATCAGTTGATTCTACCACTTAAATAGCCTCCCTTCTGCACTGTCACTGTATCAATTCCGTAGACACTTTCTACATCAAATGTTATATAACACTCATCTACTCTCCATTCAAATCTAAAATTTGTTACATTGACTGTTCGATTATCTACATGCAAAGCTTCTTTAATGGATCTTCTTATTTCACTTTCCGTTATACTGCGGGGGTAGTTTTGACGCAAGATTTTTAAAAATTCAACACCGAAATCCGTACTATATGCTTCATGGGCATATCTTTCTGTCGCCACACACTTAATTACCCAAAAAATATAAGCGTCCTTTGCATCGCAACGCTTAGTCTTTCCGCTTCCCGTCACAAATGTTTCCCTTGCATTGTAATCATACGTATATGATTCAACTTCTTGTAACACTTCTTCTTCCACATCAAACATAACATCTTCGACATCCCAAACAGGATAACTCATTATATTAACCTCCCTACTATAACGAATTGATTGCCGTCATTTGCAGGGACAATAAACAACCTGTCACCATCTTTATATTGCGGTTTCATTTCTGTTTGATTATCAACTACCAAATGGAACTCTGAATATGGAATTGGGGTAGGCAGTGCATCGATTAAGACAGAACCTCCAGAAAATGTGCCAACGACTGGAAATCTAAAAACTGTTGATTCCATTGCTTTCCCAGCTGCACCTAAAAGCTCTTGCACAATCAAATCTGTATACATTTGTGAACTCATGTCTACGCCTCCAATTCTAGTGTCATAGTTTTATTGACATAATCCCTTGAGATTGCTACAACATAACGTCTAATAGGAACTTGTGCATCATTTTTTATACCACCGATTGTACCTACTGCAACATCTACTGCGTCACCAACGCGAATCCACGGAATGTCCACGTGATCTTTAATCGTTTGATTTTTTTGTGGCTTCCCCTGCTCTTTTAAAATATTTTTAGCTGCAGTATTTGCTTCTGCAGGTGTGTTGTAATCAGAGCTATAAATAATTTTAGTATGGGTACCAAATGCAGTATCTCCTGTAACAGTTGTTTGCAATGGTGGCATTTTATCGCCTTTTACGACTCCATACACTTTCACAACCGTGACAAAATCATTAGATATGGTGTGAACGTCAGTGCCATCCTGCGCAGCCCTACTGTCTAGTACATAAATTTTTTGATTGCTACCACGTGTAACGATTTCAAATTTCCCTTTTGTATTGCGAATAACCGTCTTAACTCCTGTTTTCTGCTCTGACTTTTCTTTGTATTCCAGAATTTTAGTAGTTGCTTGGGATTTGACCATTTCTTTACTTAACATGCCACCTATACCTTCAAATTTGCCAACAGGCATACCAATTCCCGACAGTATTGTTTTGATTCTGCCGTCCGCTGTGCCGTCTGGAAAGTAGTAAATTATATCGTTTCCAACTAGTAGCTGATTGCTGTTTGAAACAGTGCTGTTTATCGTAAAATCAGAAGCATTAGTCTGCCAGGTTGTGAATGTACCACGGTAAACTTCCGTCCAATCTGTATCCTCATCTTTTGCTTCAATCATCATTCTGCGTGCCAAATATAAATCTTCATGAATCCATAATCCGTCTATCTTTTCATTTTTAACATGTAGATCAACCGTATCAACTAAGCCTTCATCAGTACTTGTAAATGTGGCCGTTTCAATCAAATCTGTTATATCTTTTCGTTTTCCATTCGGAGGAAAAAGCCAAAAGCGATATTGAACAAAATCTGTGTTGTAGGTCTTCACTTCAACCACCCTGATGGAATCACCAATTTTTCACCTGGATAAATTAAATTAGGGTCTTTGCTCTTTAAAGTAGATTTATTGAGATTATATAACTCAGTCCAATCAGCAACTTTACCTGTATAACTTCTAGCTATTTTTGATAAACTATCATTTTTTTTCACAACATAGGTTTTTGCTAACGGTGTTGTAGGTCGCTTTTTTTGTTCAGTAGACGTTTTGGTTGCGTCATATACCTTGATGTCAAAGTCACGCCATTCAGTAAATTCAACAGTATATCGTATCATTCTCCCTCCACCACTATAATCAATTGAGAAATTATTAAGATATACCATTTCATTAATAGTGGTTTCTGATACAATTAAGCGCAATTTTTTATTGTATGGTTGGCGACTTTCTTGCCAATCTCTAAGCAATTCTTCAAACTCAAAGGGAGTTATATCAGAATACATAGGTATATCAAAGCCTTCATCTGGAATAAGACCAGAAAGAGGGTATTGATAAGCATTCCTTCCCTTTGGTCGTGGCTTGTCACCACTTACAATGGTATCGAAGCCTTTTTCAACAGTTGAACCAGATAAACTTAATTCATTTGGTGTCATAGGTAATGTGATTTCTTTCTTATTTTGGTCATCTATAATTTTTACAAGGTATGATTCCATCACGTCACCACCTATCGTTTAGCCAGTGCAGCTACTATCTTTTCGTACAGTACAGGAATGATGGTATTTAATATTTCTTCTGCAGACATGTTGTTACCTTGTCCTACTGTGATGTCTCCTATGTTAAATGTTAGACTGTTTCCTCCACTATTAAAGCTGTTAGATGCCGATTTCGCCACACTTTTAGATGTACTTCTATTTGATGTATTATCATCAAACATGCCTAATGCTTCGCCTGTCTGTTGCCACAATGCTTTTGAGCGTGAAGAACCATCCCATGGAATCATTGCTTCTGGAACGCCAGCTTCAGCTACTAAACCAAGATGAGGTTTTGTAGCAATACCTCCTCTAGCATATGGAACAGGAGATCCATAAGGTGATTTATTAGAAGTTTTTGTAGGCCTTTTATTAGCTTTGTTACGACCTAATTGAAAACCACTCTTTATTTCTCCCCAAGTATTGGAAGCCCAAGATTGTACTTGGCTCCACTTGCTAGACCACCATTCAGCACTAAATAGCGTTGCGGCCGCATTGCTTTTCGCTTTTTCCCAAACATCTGAAAAACCAGCTGTTGTTTCTGAAGCCCAATTTTTCACACTGACCCACTTACCATTCCACCATTGACCATTAAATAGAGTTTCCGCCGCATTGTTTTTCGTCTTCTCCCATGCGTCTGAAAACCCATCTATTGTTTCAGATGTCCAATTTTTCACATTTCCCCATTTACTGTTCCACCATTCGCCACTAAACAAAGTTGATTCTAACTTACCCCAAACAAATCCTGCTTGTTCACCCCACCAACCTGCGTTAAAAATAGTTCTTCCGGTAATTTCTTTTATGGATTGCCACTTACTAGACCACCATTCGCCATTAAATAAGGAGTCTTCAAAAAATTTATAAAACTCATCGCCACCAAGTCCACCGATGATCGATCCAATGATTCCACCACCGATTGTGCCAAGTGGACCAAGGAATGATCCAACAGCCGCTCCTGCTGCACCTCCTGCAGCTGCTCCAGCCCATCCTGCACCGATTTGAGGTAATGCTGAAAAATCAATACCGTCTTCACCAACTAGATTTAACAAAGATAATGCTCTTAGTGGTCCACCTAGTTTGCCTAGTAATTTCAAAGGACCGCCACCGCCACCAGGTGCTTGACTCATAAATCCAAGCTTACCGCTTCTGCGTTGTCTTTTATTTTCTTTTTTCTCAGCACGTGCCGCAGGTTTATTCTCCTTTTCTTCGGCACGAGCCATACGACGCTTAATTCTGCGTTGATTACTTTCTTCGAATTTTGCCTGCCTTTTAGCACCACGTTCATCTGATTTTTTTGACCAATCGTTGAACTTTTTACCTTGTCCAATTACGGCTTTTCCGCCTTTGTATATTGCTTTTCCTGGGTTATAAATAAGTTTTTTGCCTAGATATGCCGCTCCGGCTGTTGTAGCAAGCGCACCTAATGCTGACTTACCTGTTTCTAAACTAAAAACATCCTCTTCCATGTTCTTTAAAAGTTCTTTCCATGATGTAGTGAATAATTGTGCCCCACCTTGAATACCAAGCTTAATACCCTCAACAATACCGGAACCAATAGTCTTTCCAATCTCTATTGCCACTCCACTTCCTGTATCCTGCCACCATTCCATTAACTTCGGTTTGATAGTTTGATTCATATAAGCACTTACATCACTGGAAATAAAGGATATTTTCCCTTTCAAGTCCAGATTCATAAAGTCGGGGTTTTCTAAGTAGCGTCTTTGAATATACCCAAATCCTTTTTCAAGTGTAGAAAATATCCCTTCCGATAAATCTTCTCCATGTCCCATCGCTACAGATTTCCAACGTGCCCATTTTTCTTGATTATCTGCTAACCATTGGTTTATGGCATCAAGACGTGGTTTCATAGGCTCCAAAAAACCTGTACCGATTGAGCGCATAAACGAACCACGATAACCTCTTAATGTAGCGAGTACACCCGCTGCTGTTTTAGATAATTTTTCTGCTCCGCCCTTGAATTCTTTTTCAAGTTTGTCGAGTAATTTTTCCCAACCACCCATTTCATCCATGTCTTTTTTAGTTATTTTTAATCTAAAACCTTCTAGCATCGCGTTATTACCCACTTTGGAGCTAGCGATAGCTTGCATTGCATCTTCTACAGTTCGACCTGGCGTTAAAGCTGCCATGTCTGAAGCAATGCCAAGTAAACGTTTAGATTTAGCAATATCTTTATCTGATATAGAAACTGCTTGCGTGAGTGCGGGGAACAACTCTGGTGAACTAAATGGCGTATAATCCGCAAATTCACCCATCCATTTTGTAAGTTCCTTCGCTTGTTTAACATTTCCATCGAGCCAATGCTGCATTGACACTTCATATTGTTCCCATCTCATCGCCGCTCCGACTGTAGAATCACTTAAGTTTTTTATACCGACATAAGACAAACCAATTGTTATCAGAGTTGGAATAGACGTAACCATATTCTTGACACCGTGCAATATCCCAGTAGCACGATCAACAGCATAAACGGTAAGCCTAATAATTGGATCACGTCGGAAACCATCCCATGTACCATGCACACGATTAAGTACACGAGTTGCATTATCTTTGACTGCTACCTCAACAGTTGCTTTAGCACGTTGCAAAGCCTTCATTTTGCTACCGAACGATTCAAATACTTTGATTGTGCGTTGAAACCGTTTTTCTGTTTGCTCTGCCGATTTCCCTACTTCTTGAACACCTTTAGATGCATCTTTAGCAGATTTAGCAACACCATCATGCGACTTATCAACCTTTTTAGAACTATTGGAAAGATCATCTTGTGCTTTGGCACTGTCTTTCGCTTTCTTTTTGATTTCATCTAAAGATTTACTCGCTCTATCCAATTGTTGACTGTACTCGTCTATAGCTACAATTGGAATTTCCACACGGTATGCTTCCACCTTTTGCATTCAATTGCCCTCCTTTTTGGATTATTTGCCACCGAATATTTTGGAAATCATCTTTATACGGTCAGCATCAGAATTACGGTCTTCTTTAACAGCTTGGATAATACTTTGATAACAAAAATTCCGGACGGTATCACTCTTTGAGAGGATTTCGTCCGGAGTTCGTCCAGTTCTTGTAAATATTTCGTGCAGGAGAGTTAATTCGCCCCCTGCGTTTATTAGTTTTTTAGTGTTTCACCTAGTTTTAAATCATTGTCTCGACCTGAAATGCGTTCGATATAGCTTGCAATTTCCTCAATTTCCCCTGCTTTAAGAACTTTAATCACAGTTTGATAGCCAATTGTTCCAAAGCGTTTTTTCACTTCTGGGCTACTCCAAAATTCTTTCTTATGCTCCGATGTAGTAGCTTCGAAAATAATCATTGCCAAGAAGTTTTCTGTCTTGAAATCTACCATTTTCCGCAAGCCCTTTTTCTCTTCGAAAACTTGGTTCATTTTTTCAAGTCTATCAAACTCTTTAATAGGTAATGGTACTACATCAAAAGTAAAGAAATCTGTTCCATTTCGGCTTACAGTAATCGGATAGATTTTACTTTCTACGTCTTTGGAGGCAGCGAATAGCCCATCTAGACCTCCAATATTATTTTCCTTCTTAATTTCATCAATTAAGCCTTCTTCATATTGTAAAACCTCTTGGCGTTCTTGTTCTGTCATTGATACTTCTTTCATTGCTATTCCTCCCTAAAAAATAAAGAGGTTTCCCTCTCTTTGGTCGCTTTACTATGCTGTGTGTCCATAAAGTACGCCTGTGAACGTCAAACTATCACGTCTTCCTGGGTGCTTCAAGCCGCTAAGGATTTGAGCAACACGTCCGTCATTTACGACTGCTTCTGTAAATTCTACAAATGCTGTATACCCCGTGGTAATACCCATTACAAGAGCTTGACCAGCGGGCTGAAAATCATCTGTATTAAAACTGATGCGTAGCTTCCACTCTTCAACTGATAACAACGGGTTCCCTTCTTGGTCAAACAGCATCCCGTCCATCCCTGTCAAAATATGACGTGGATCATCTGGATTACCGCTACCCGATTTTAATTCTTCTTGTAAGCGTGGTGGTAAGTTCACTCGGAATGAAAATGATCTTTTTAATATCTGTCCAGAAGTAACGGATGCAATATCCAAGTCACCTTCTGGCATACAACCTTCCATTACATAACGACCATTACTAGCCATTAACTATTGCCCCCTTTAATATTTAAATTCTGCAGTATTGTAGACTTTTTCGAGTGAATCAAGGTCAACGATGTCCTTGAACACAAACCAAGCCGAATCACCTTTTGCTGGACGTTCAGGGTCAACAATCATCTTACCGCTCGATAGTGCACCATCACGAATCATTTGCTGAATCGTAGAATCACCCAGTTGACAGATAAAAGCTCTTGTATCTTCCGAATTATCCACCCCAGGCCGAATCGTTTTATCTATTTTGTGCAGTATTTCCTCAATCAAATAGAAACGAGTTTTCACACGGCGGATTTTTTTCCAACCAGCATCTTCATCCTCCGATAATGATACTAGCGTATTGATACCTCGTTCAATTTGAACGAAGCCTTGTGGATTGTATGAGAGTGTCATTAAACCATTTTCATTAGCTTCGCCATATTCTGCATTGGTTGGTTCTCCAATCAGTTCAACTGATCCATCAATAATTCCAAAGGTTGCGCCAGTTTTGTATGATGTGGAAGTAACCATACCAGCGATACGTGCGGCAATTAATGGACCTTTTAGGTCTACTTCTGCCGTTTTCGCACCGTTTCCAATAAGATGGGTTAGAAAACTATTATAAGTTTTCGCTTCTGCAATACTCGCCTCAACCGATGCTTCTGGGTCTTCTGTTGCTAAGAACAACAACGAACGCCCTCCCTCTTCTAATCTACGACGAATGAATGAATTAGCAGCTGCTTTAATACCCTTATCCGTTGTATCTAGGAATAATGCATCCCAAAAACGTTTGTTGATAGTTTCGAAATTCGAAACGTAGTTTTCTGCCGTTGTTGTAGGATTTTTGCCACCCGTAACATTAGCTGTAATGCCAATTGGAATAGTAGTCGTATCACCACTTACAAACTTTAAGTATTTACTTTTTGCAATTGATTCTTTCAATGCTTCTACTTCATTTGCTGACGTCTCCACTGTATGACTTTCTAGTCTGTGGCCATCTTCCATGATGATAAAATCTTTTGATTTACCGTCAATAGATTCACGTGTGATGACTGTATACTCTCTATCTGTTTCATACAACGTTTGGAATACGAGTGTCTTAGTGTCTTCTTCTGCTTTAATTGTGATTGTCCCTTTCGCTCCGCCATTTCCAACACGCAACACCCAAACATATGTCGCTCCACCTAAAAATGCTTGACGTATAGCTTCAGCTCCTACACCTGTACCGACAACCTCTTTTAAATTGTCCATTTGCGAGCGTTCAACGCGAAATGGCTTATTTAACTCTCCCCAATTGAGCTGGGTAACTGTTGCACAAACACCTAGTTGCACTGCACGTGGTTCTGAGCCCCCTGCATTAATCCAACGGACAAATATACCCGGTCTTGGCTTGTTTTCTCCTAAACGCCATAGTAAACCAATCATTTTTGCTCCACCTTCCTTTCTTTAAATTCATTAATAGCTTTTAAAACTTGGCTTCTCGAATATTTTTTATCCTTCATTTCAGCCATTGCGCCTATAAGCACATACTGACTTACTCCGAAAGCAGACGGCTGTTGCATGATTTCTTCACGCGGGAACATCGATTCTTCCTTTAGTGGTGTTGATTTTTTCGATTCAACTTTACTTCCCGTCATAATGCCATTCTCCTTTCACTTTCCCATCACTTACATAAGCATTTTTAAGCATTGGATATTGTTTAATATCAAGGACACCATATCGGACATTCAACATTATTTGTCCCTCTGCAAAAGGGTTATAGCCATCATTAGAAGAAACATCTCTAAATAACATTACAGACCCGTCAGACAATTCTGTATGACCTCCTGCCATTAGTTTACGAACAATTATTTCTGTTGCTTGTTGACGCACTTCTAACGATGGGCTAATAATATGACCTCGCAATTGTGCATTAATAAAACCTCCCCAACGTCTCGACTCAACGTTTAACACTTGTGCTTGTCGCCAATAAACTGCTGGTTTAGCATCGGACGGTAACCACTCTTTTGGATTAGTTTGATAGTCAAAATGTCTGTTCGTCCATTTGACCATACCGTCAATTGGGTCTGGATTTATTTCTGAATGGGTACGCCAATTAAGTGCCACAACACTAAAATTCATAGACTTTGTATAAGCATCCCAATCTTCAATAATCATGTCCTCTGTGCCTGTACCTGTATATTGCAAATAGTAAGGTACTTGATCCACAACAATGATTGCGTAATTGATGGCTTGTAAAATTTCCTTTATCAGATTATCCAAATCGGTCAATGACGCACGTTCGACATATGGCCATACTTCAAATGTTGTATTTTTATGGTCAAACGAATTTGATTCATTACTGATTCCTTCACGGACAACTAAAAAAGGCTTCGGAATATTATTATCCGCAGCCCCTGGTTCCCACACTTCACCATTAACACTTACTACACATTGAACTAATAGATCACGTATTACATCACGTATTGTCTTAATCATGGCGACCAATACTCCTTTATAGCTTGCTCAACTTTATCCTTCTTCGCTTCTACCGCATTCATAAGGACCGGATTCTTTTTGATTCCCTTAACGCTTTTTGCGAATATGTCATTACCGTTCATCTTAAAGTGCAAAGCTTGTGCCTTAACTGGCACGATTGGACTTTTTTTCGGTCCATAAATACCTGTACCTGTTTCATGATAAGCTCCAACCTTTGAACCATGTGCTACGTAAATCACAAATTCGTTACCTACACCATCCACGCCACCGTGAATAGCTCTTCTTGTGTTTCCTGTTCGGTCAGTCCATGATGCCTTTGCTTTAGCTTCTGAAACTATATCATTTGCGATAGCTTGACCAAGTGTGTGCATACCTGCTTGTTTTCGTTTAATCTCGTCCCGTATACGTTCAAGTGACATTAAATCACCCTCTCTATCAAGACCTGTTTTCCAACTTTACAACCATGAATAGATTTATTATTTACTAGTTTCACTTCATATTTTTGACCATCATGATAAAATGTATCTTTTAGTTCTGTACTTGCTTGAATATCAGCATCCCAAGAAGCTAATAAACGATAATAACGGTCAATCTGGCGTTCTCCAATTGTTTCTACCATTCTATTTTCAGAACCACCCACAGCGTAAATACGTACTATTTGGGGCTCTAGTGTTTCGTTAATGTTAACGATTTTTCCGTTTTCTCGAATTTGACCTTTGCGCTGTATGATGATGCTAGACGGATTTTGCATAATGTTCCATGCCGTGTGACTACGACGCATTGTTACTATAGGATTCATAAAATCTTTGGCGCCTTAAAAGAAAGCACAAAAGAGCCGCCATCATAGCCGCCCTCGCATTCATTTTCAAATTGTTCCGCTAGCTCTAACATCTGATTACGCATATTGACGTAATAACTGTACAAATCATTTAGCGCTGTCATTTCGTATTTTTCGTCACCATCTGAGTACGATTTTACGCCCCCCATATCCTTTTGAATACGAGTAGCCTTAAGCATCCAAATGTGTGCAGCCATTCGGTAAATATTTGGAAACGATCGATACATTTTGAAATATTGCTCATCTGTAAACATTAAGGCTTCGCATTCTGTATCATCCACTAAGAGCCGTAACTCATCAATGTCTAGTTGTTGTTTCTCACAACTCACATTTACCGCCCCTTTCTTTAATCACGACCAGGTAAAATGATTTTTTGAACGTTTTCTTCAATAGCTGCGAATACACCGCGGAATGTATAACCAACCATTGTGTCTTCAATTAATCGTGTAATATCACCACCGCCAAATTCTATGCGTAATGGCACTTTGACAAGTTCTTTGAATCCACGCTTCGGACGAATTAAAAATGCTTCACCTGGTTTAACACCGTCAAATGTATATTCCGTATCACCGACTGTTTCTGTATCGCCATCATAATAAATGATTGTGTCGATACCAGAAATGGCGCGATAGTTGGTTGCCATGATAGTAGCACCTTGTAAAGCTTCTTCAATTCGAAATTGGTCTGTTGAGTTAGCCAGCAGGATATTAGCGGGGCGTTTAGCTGTGCGTGCATCAACTATTGCTTGCTTTAACGTTTCGCGCATTGAAAGGTAGAGGTTAGCTGTACCAACCGTACCATTCGAACCGTCAGATTTGATGTACTTAGGCTTGGTAGTATGCGTGTCTTTGTATTTAAACTGTGCAATTGGCGCTAAATGAAGGTGGTTAAGTAAGATGTTGTGTGCTCGTCCAAACGCACGATTAAAAATGTCAATTAGATACACTTCATTAAACAATTCTGTTTCCTTTGTCCATTGGAAACCTCCTGTGTATCCTATTAAGCGTGCAACTGGTCCTTCTTCCGCGTTCAATGCACCGAACTTAACTTCTTCACCTTCCAAATGCTCTAAAAATACTATACTCCCATAATTAGCCCACTTCGCTTCTAGCAGACGTGGAAAATTCGGATTTGTCATAGTGTCATAGATAGGATTGTAAAGGAGAGGCACTTCTTCACGGCCTAACTCCACGTCAAGGACTGTCTTTTGCGCAAGTGTACGCTTGATGTCAGTTGAAATAATCATCTCACCCGATAGATTATCAAGTTGGATATGGTCAGCTTGTCCTCCCTCTACCGTACGTTTAATTGTTTCTGTTTTTCCATTAAATACATATGGGATGTTACGTGTTTCACTTCGTTGTCGGCTTGCTTGTAGCATTGAGCCTTTTGAAATAACATTTACCATGTATTATTGTCCTCCCTCATTGATAAGTTCTATTACATGTTGCTGTGGGGCTAATAGTATCCATATAGCTCCTCCAGATGTTTTTGTACGCGTCACTTTACCAATAAAGTATGGTGTATCGGTTTGAACAACCTTTTTCGCATCATCGTCCCAATAAACAACTGTACCAACTTTGTAATCTGCTCCTTCATCAATCTGCTTTGTTTCATATTGTGCTTGCTCAATAGTTAGTGTAATTTCATCACCAGCTACGCCTTCACGCTTACCTGTATCTCCAGTATCTTTGTCTTTTATGGCTGTTACCATTCCAAAAAAACCTTGTGCGTATGCCAATTCGTGGACTGCAACGGCTCCATCTGCAATGACTTTGACAGAATCACCGTCAGCAACTTTCCCACGCTTGCCAGTATGTCTTACCGTTGGGTATGGACGTAATTCTTTCATTTTGTTCCCTCCTTAAAATGACGCACGGGTTACACGTGCATTCTTAATTTGATTTTGTTGCTTGTCATCTTTCATTTCACCAGTCAGTACTGTACTGCCAGTAGATTCATAACCACTTAACAATGTTTTGACAGCGACATCCTCTAAAAACTTATCCATTTCAGCAGAAAGTACTTTTTCATCACCTTTGAATTGTTGGCAATGAACAGCCCATAATTTCCCGAGTGGCGTCTTTTCATCCAGGAAGTTTTTAACAGCGCTCTCATTGTTGATTTTCTTTCCAATCATTTCACCAATAATCCGCTTGGATTGTACTTGTTCGTATTTTTTAGCTTTTGCTTTCAAGTCCTTCACAACTTGAATTGCATCCATTTCACCGCTAACGTTCAGTTCCTTCAAAACACCATCCATTTGTGCATGTTGCTTTTTAAATGAATCGTCCATTTCACCAGCTAATTGCACTGCACTTACACCCAATGCATCAACAATCATTTTAGGTGTGATCTGCTTTGTTCCGTACATCTTTTTAATTTGTACCAATACTTCTTCTGGTTTCACTTCAATTCCTCCTTTGTCTTCATCTACATTAACCCCATGCATTTCACCCACAGCCACAATACGTGTAGGCATTCCCATACGGTCTAATGGTGTCCAATCAATTGATAGTGGATCATAGCCTACAACATGTGTACTACCATTCGATTCCGCTAAGTGTGCTTCACCAAATACCGACACTTGTTTCACCACATTTCCACGGATCCATCGTTTCAATTTGACTGCAGATGCATCTACAACACCACGAAAATAGGCTGCATCTTCTGTCATTTTCGCTCCCACCCAATGCGTAACAGGGTCAGGAAATTCGTTTGGTACATCTTCGGGCTTTTGGTGTCCAAGGAAGCCGTGTAGCGTGCGCTCATTAACAGCATCCACAATGTCCTTCAATGCCTCATGCGTGTAATACCAACCACGCTTTGATTGCGATACAGGGATTTCAACAACAACTTCTAGCGGGTCATCATCACCTTTTTTTAATGCTTCAATGTCCACTGCACTTGAAACAGCAATATCCTTTACCTCCATTTCACCTGTGATACGTGCCACAAGTTGAGCTAATTCTTTAAGTTTTTTCGACAATCAGTTCACCTCCTCTCATCGAAATAAATTTATAGTTAGCTTTCAATTGTCATCTGCCAGCCGAATATACAGTCTTAAACCATAACTCAATGTCCGGTTGTGATTTAGGATTCAACGTCCACTCTTTGACACGCCTAGCGTATTGAACAATGTCCTCTACAACTTGCTGTAAATCACATAAGCAATTAGGATGTGCTGGATAGTCTGGTAATTCCTCAGCCCTGTACACTCCAATACCTAAATCAGTAACTCGTTCAGCATTGGCAATGCACACTTTACAAGCCACTCCTGCATTAGATAACCGCCATCGGATACCCTTGGAAAATGGCGCTTCTTCTGCAGTTCGCTTCTCTGCCTGTCCATAAGCATCTGCCATTTCTGTCCTTGCAAGGCGCAAAGCTTCGTATGATAAATTTTCTGGTAACATATCACCAATGCGCTCCATCATATTTGGATACTCGACAACCATTGTCTTTTTTCCCGCTTTTACATACCGTTGCATTCGTTTAGCAACCTCCACAGGATGCTTGCCCTCTTGAATACCTTCGATTGCTATTTTGGAAAGTGCTTGATTAATTTTTTTAGAAGTCATCCATATTCTCTCTGACAGATTTAAACCTTTTATTTTTCGATTAACAACTGCATTGACTGCCCTTTCATTGGCTCGTTGTTGTGTTACTAGAAATGGTTTAATTGGGATACGATTCTTATTTAGTACTGCGATTGTAATTAATAAATACTGCAATGTTCCTGCTTGGAGACCTTTTTCTATTGCTTGTACAAAAAACGTATTTAGTTCTTTTGCCAGTTCATCATCAAATTGCAAAATGTACTGCAAGAATTGTTCTTCTAAGTTGTCTAACCCCTTATTTTGAAAAATTAGCTCCATCACTTCATGGACTCTTTCAATCGATTCTTCAAGAATATGATTCAACGATTGTTCCTGCCGCAATAATTCTTCAATTAACATAGCTCGGGCCAGCAATTCCGTTCGTTTGGAGTTAATCATCCATCACTCACGTCCAATCCTAATTCTTTTAATTGCTTCAATATATCCTGATACTCTTTACTTACATTCTCGTAATCTGGCATCCGCATTTTTTCAGCAATCGTCTTATCAATTCGCTCTTTCTCCCCAACACCTTCTTCTGGATCATAAGGCTTCATTGTATGAACAAATTTTGACAAGAAATCAACCGCTGATTCTTTACTCATCAATTCAGCTGCTACTGCTGTTGTAATAGCCGTCACTACGTTCACAAGCTCTTTGCTTATTTCTTCATTTGTACGATAGTCAACGTTATCCCAAACAATGTCAGTTGCGAATGTATCAGGTTTCTTATAGCCTTCCATTCCACTTGAAAAATACAACACCATACGTGCCAACCTTTGCCACGCCTGTGTCATTTGCTCACGCTTCCGCTCAATTGATCTGATTAATATCGGCATTTGCTCCTGTACCGATGACAAAGAGGATGGTGTATGTACACCAAAAACAAATTCTGGTGTTTCTGATGCATCCACAATGTTATAAAATGTTAGCTTCAATAAATCCTTAGCTGCACCAGTAGGGTTTGAAGGCTCTATGAATTCGGCTTTTTCTGCTGGGTCAAAAATAAAAATTTCCCTTCCTGTTAAATCCACTTCTTCCTGTGGTTTAGCAGTTGGGAAATTGACTTTTTTGAACTTATTCACGTCTTTTACATAAAGCCCTAACTTCGGTGTTGAGTGCATCTTACTCCCCTGCATAGCATGAATCATGATGTCATGATACACCTTTAGATAGGGCTCAATAGGCTCTAACTCCGAATTTCCGTATAAAGAGTGAGAGTATGCATTTTTGAAATGCTGAATTGGAATAAACGACAAACCTGTAGGAGTGCGACCTTCTTTCACAGTTGATGGTAACAAACCAGATATCAACTTCAATTCTGTATATCCTACCGTGTGAACTTGTTGAACCTCCGCAGAGTTTTCATTTCCTAATTCATCAGTCCACTTTATCGTTTGGGTAACTGTGTATTTAATCGGATTATGCGTTATTGGGTCAACTTCAATGTCGACCGCCTTCGCATCAATAAAGGTTAATTTAACAAATAATTGTTTTTCTGGATGCAACACCACTTCGTATGGTGCTTCTTTTGATACATATACGTAACAATCACCGTCACGAAGAAACTCAATAATCGTTCGAATGAAGTTCGACTTGTTTTCTTCTTGGAACGTATCAAGTACTACCTGTGCGTTCGGATCCGTGGACGAAAACATGGGAATACCCATGAATGCTGCTCGATTGTTGATGACCACCCTAGCAAATCCTGCACCTAATTTGTAACCTTCTTGCGTATTTTCATAGAGTGCCCGCGCCATATCATAATCGACCTTTGAAGTATCTAATTGATAACGCCCTGTGATAACCCCTTTGATTCTGCCAAACAGACCGATAGTAGATGTCCTCATTTTTGACATTTCACCAGTTACAACATATCGAATCCGCTCCATAATGCTCGGTTTGTAATTAACCATATAGTTTCCCCCCAATCGCTACGCCGCTGTATTCTTCTTCAATTTCTGTATTTGCAAATGCTAAGGCTAAACCGTCGGCTCTGTCTGGAGATGGAAGCCCTCTACGTTTCATATCTTCTTTCCGTTCTAGTTTAATTTTTCCTTTAGATGTAACGCGATACTTCCTAGACGTCAATTGAGCTATAAGTTCATCATCGTTAGGAATTTCAATATCTTCTAGTAACTCTTTGATTACAGCCCATGATTCTGTTCCCCAATCATCGTATGATTCGCTGTTATTTGCTCTTGCGCCGTTACTACAACGATTGATTGTTATGTTATATCCTTCTTCAAGAACGACTTCATTCAATCGATCAGTAACACCGCCCCCTACACCGTCATCATCCACGTTAATCGTGCAATGCAACTTGCTATATTCACGCATTAGTTCACGTGCTTTTTTAATCGCTTCACCTGCTGTCTTCATCGTGTCTTGACCTTGAAAACGCTCGAATCCAAGAACTTTCTTTCCAATCCGTGCAAATATAGTCGTTTCATCACTACCAAACCTCGCAACGTCTACCCCAATAGAAAGAACAGCGCTATATGGGATATCCAAATTCCCATCATCATCAACATACACTACTCGTCTTGTTGCTTTTTCCACTTCAAACAACGATATGAATGCATCTGGCTCCCCTTTAGGAAACTCGCCAAAAATTCGGACTCTTGCTACATCACTGTCCCTACCGTATTTCCGTAATAGGGATGCAATGTTATCCTTATTCGTCCGTTTACTATCATAAGACGATACTTTTAATGTTTGATAATCTATTCTGTCACGATGATGAGAATCATAAAAAACCCCACTCGTTCGTGTAGGGTTTCCGCACATTAATAATTTATTTTCCGCACCAGATAGCGTACCTAGAATAGCTTCCATAATGGAATCTGCTACCCCAGATGCTTCATCAACTACAAATAGCATGAAATCTTCATGAAATCCTTGGATGTTTTCCGGTTTTGTTGCAGTTCGGGCTGTTGCAAACCATCGTTCTTCATTACCTATCATATAGACTTTGGTTTTCGTCCACTTTAAGAAGTTATTAACGAGTGTTCCTTCAAGCCACTTTGCAATTTCCGCCCAAAGAACGTCGTGTAGCTGTTGTTTTGTAGGTGCTGTACATATTACTTTAGGATTCGGTCGACAACATAGAAACCAAATGACGGACCACGCTTCAAGTGCCGTTTTTCCAACACCTTGCCCAGAACGAACACTCACTTTCGGTTTGGTTGCCAATGCAGCCAGAGTTTCACTTTGCCACTCATCTGGATTGACTTGCAAAATGTCTTGTACAAATGCTACTGGATCATCCCAATAAACGTCTATAAGATTAACTAGTAAGTTGCCATGTTTATTACTCATTTACATTCACCTTACGCTTTTCAGCCACCTCATTAAGTGCGGCCACCCAGTCTTCTGCACTTTGGTTTTTATCGCCACCCTTTAAGTTTTCGATTTCAACTTTTGTCTTTTTCACATGAAGCTTCATCTGTTTTAACTTCCATTGTTGTTCACTATTCGATTTTTCAATATCATGTTTTTGTTTAATCGCTCTCACAAGTTGACTCGTGACTCTTGTTAGTGCTTCCTCAAGATTGAGTATGTCATCCATTTTACGAAAAATCGTTTCTTCAACCTCAACAGTAACCATGCGTTCTTTTGCTATTGTGACAGTTTGACCATCCGCACCAGTTGCAGCTTCTTTCACTTTCCTCAATTGTTGCAACTCACGCCTCTGCTTTTCCGTAAGACCTTGTTCAATTGCTTTAATTCGTTTCATCATTCTACGTTGCCGTATGGTTAGTTCACGAACGTTTCTATCAATCTGGAATAACGGGTCAGTTTCAATAGTGCCATATAGCTCCCGTTCCTCTTCATCTAGGTAGTCCCACATGAGAGATTCATATTCGCCTGTCGTTACAGCGTTTTTGTTACCTTGAGGAGCCGAGCCTCCTCTGTTACCTTTTGCATTTTGATTGTTGAGGGGGGCTCCTCCTGTATTGCCTACAGCATTTTGATTGCCTCTAGGTGCGCCTTTTTTGGTATGCATACTTTTTTCGTTTGGTGTGCATACTTTTTCATTAGCATTGTCCATACCTCGCCATTTGCGTTGTTGCCAACTCTTGACGGTGTTAATGGACACGTTGTACTTAGCAGCGATGTCTTTTTGCTTCATGCCGCTTTTATAATCTTGATAAGCTAATTGATATTTTTCAGCCATGTTACATTAACACCACCCCCATCAATTGAGTTGAGTTTGTTTTTATCAATCGTCTTTTTGTAAGTCGATGTCTAGCTCGATTAGTTTTTTTAAATCATCTACAGTCGAAACTTTGATTTGACCGTCTTTGAAGTCTTTTACCCATTGAGCTATCCCTGCTTGTACGATATTTCTATAACGTTCTTTTGATTCATTAATACTTTCAGCCATGCTTATTTCATGTTCCAGTAGCAAGTCATCTTCTTTTATAGATACAGAACATTTGTTTGTATTTTTCATTGCCTCATCATAACCCTTCACTTATAATGAAAGTGAGATAGCGAGTGGGCTAAAACCGTGAACGGTATGTCGCTATCTCTGCCATGATGTGGCATGGTTTTGTAGAAAAGATGAGTGTTAGCGCACTCGTCTTTTCTTTTTTATTTTTTAGGCTTAGGATATGGCTTATTTAAATGCAAGATCTTCTTACGGATTTTTTTGTTTAATGGCATAAGATACTTGTGTTTACCAGTAGTCATATATATTTGGGCATTTGAATCAACATTTTTTCTAAGCCATTCAATACGTTGACTTCCTTTCCCATATTTTGAGTAGATAGACTTTGGATGAACTTTTTTACCGTGAATAATAAAGTAATGTTCACCGTCCGTTTTGCCTTGGTAAATCCAATTAGTTGCTTGATATATGCCTCCATGGTGATTTTGTTCAGTATCTGCATAACTAACTATCAATTCAATATTTGGCGACTGCATTTTTAAGAATTTGATTGCTCTCGCTAATATCTCTGATACAAATGATTTATGATGGTTGAGAGCAACCCTTGTCAGCTCACAACATTCTTTTTGCGTAAGTCCATAAGGTGAACCAATCTTGCCATTTGCCCCTCTACTAAAAATCACAACACCAATGAACTTTCCATCTTCCCATGCGCCAACTTTCACTAATTTCCCTGCAGGTAGGCATTTACTATAATGAAAATTTTCGCATGCGAATTTAGCCGCTTCATGTGTAGCCCATGCAATTTTTAATGTAGTCATTCATGTTCAAACTCCTCATGGCAGTGTGGACATGTAATAAGCTTAGAAGTTAATACTCCTAGGTCGCCTTGATCGTCCTCTGTACCTTCATCAAAGTTTGGAACTTCAATATCGCCAATCATGTGTTTTAGGTCCACCTCATCAAATCCTGTTAATTGCAAATCAATGTCACTATCTTGTAGTTCTTGTAATAATGCAATTAATGCATCCTCATCCCAATCGCCACTAATTTTATTAAGGGCTATATTCAATGCCTTTTCTTGCGATGGCTCCAAGTTCACTACTGAAACATCTAATTCTTGAAAACCCTCAGCTACTAAAATTTTAAAGCGTTGATGACCACCTACCAGATTCCCTGTTTTTTCGTTCCAAATTAAAGGATCTATATAACCAAATTCTTTAATAGAACGCTTTAGACTTTCATATTCGACATCACCTGGTTGTAAATCTACACGTGGATTGTATGGTGCTGGATTTATCTTGTTTACAGGTATACAAATTATCTTCAAAATGACCACTCCCTTTTCATTCGTATATGCCTACCACCATCTATAACGGAAACCTCGAAAGCCATTGATATTTTGAATATTTTCTTGCTGTAAATCATCCATAAAAATAAGGCAGCCACTCCATGTGCGATTAGTCACCTCACATGTAGCAGTTGCCTTTTCTTCAATTCGTATAACCCTCATTGATGATTCAATCCATCCATTCTTCACGAAGTACATTCTATCCCCTATGTTCAATCGCTTAGGTCGCCTTGATAGTTGCCAGAACTGTTCATATCCGCCTTGTTTGTATACACCGGTTTCTCTATCGTCATTTTTATATTCCCACTTTGGAATCGTTACTACGATGTCCAATGGCATCACCTCATTGTGTTAGTTGCTTTGTGAAACCTATATAAGGCGCCAAAATATTAGTACATATGTTTATATTCAATCTGTATACTTTTTTTATTACAATAAATTATGCTCTACAATTAAATTATTAATACTATTCTGTCAGCCTGAAATACTACTTATTTTTAATATAATTAACATGATTAACAATGAAGTTTTTTATATCATCAATAGTTACATCAAAACCCTTATTTAATAATTCATCTCTAATTACTAATAATGATGAAGAAGGGTATTTAATTAAAGCTTGCCTAATTTCTTCTTCAATTAGTTTATTTGTATATAACTTTTTAAAACTCTCTATTGTTTCATTTTTAATTTTTTCACCGTGTGCAATTAAATCTTCATAAGAATAACTTTCTTTTGTTTCACTCATATCAGTATTTACTGATTTATCAACTTTATCAGCAACATCGTCAAACGTATTTTTTTGATTTAACAAAATATTGGTCATATTATCTAACTTTTTATTAGAATCTTGCCTCATTGATTCCAAAGTTTGCTTATTATCGGTATCTTGTTTAAATGCAAAGAATATCGCAACTAACGCTAAAGCGATTGATACAGCACTGGAAATGATACTAAAATTTGTTTCTACCTTTATGTTTTTTGCGAAAATAGTTGCAATCAATAATATTATAATACCGATTAAAACAAATAATAACCAAAACCAATCTCGATTAGTCCACTTTTTAAACATATAAAAAACCTCCCACTCCATTATAATCTGGAAGGTATTACTTTGGAACGATTTTCTATAAACTCCTTTCTCAAATCCACACCAAATTCAGTCCTCTATTTGCATTTCACATTCTCCATTTGGCAGTTTGATGCAGGTTTCTAAGCAAAATAAAACCCCTCGAATCCGCTCAAGGGGGTTATACATTCGTCTATTATTCTATTGTGGTAAATGTCGAATTAGCTCACTTCTAGCAACCGTGGTAGAGCTACACCACGTTAATTATTGTAATCGAATTGTATTTTTTAGTGCATTTCCGTGCACGTTTAGTAAGTTTGACTGATCAAAATGTAAAGTGGACGAAGTTCATACGATAACCATTCCATATCAAAAGAAGATTCGAATTGATACAATTACTGAAAACAAAAACACTCCCATATAGAACCAACCATAAACTTTTGTCTCGCTTTGAAATTTTTTAATTCCTAGAATTAACATCACTAAGCCTATGAAGAATACCAATAAGAAATTCCAGTGGTAATCATGTGTGATAATCCCATACGTTGAGAGAGACAATATTATGACTGTAAAAACAATTTGAAAAATTGTCAGCATAACTTCCCACTCCTCTGTTTTATATTAATCATACAACAAATAAACATTGGTGGGAATGAATTACAATTTAAGCCCTTATATTAAATAAGATACCTAATCTCTTAAAAAATATGGGCCGGCCATGTATGTCTTGCCCCGAACAAGTTTATGGGGCGCGGGTCGGTCGTCGGTCTGTCTTTCCCTAATATTTAGGATTATATAAAAACCAAGGGAGGAAACCTTTACCGCACCGAACCTACCTCCGAGTTTACAATATTAATTTTTAAATACCTAATCTATAACGAATGTAACGTATATAACGTTTGTAACATCTATCACATTTGTAACATGTCCTCATATTGTGCAGTTACTGCTGAATATTATTCACTTTAATCATCGACTTTTGTGTTTAATGGCAAAAGTAAGAGGAGTGTCTCGTTAAAAGTAGTTTGTTTATCTTTAATAGGTGTGAAAAACTGTACATCGATATTTTCAACAATTGGTAATGCTATTTTTATTTTAGAAGAACCTTCGTCCGTTGGTGAAAGTAATATTTCACGCTTATCTAAAGGATTTTTATTTCTACTTATAAATCCTTTAGCTTCCAGTGTTCTTGCAACATCAGAAACCATCATTATGTTTGAATTTGTAAAATCAGCGAGTATTTTTTGAGTCACTACCTCTCTATTTGTATGGAGATAATCACACGCAGCTAATAAGACAAATTGCGCATGAGTGAGATCTATCCTGTTAAGCTCTTTTGTAACCATTCTCTGCCAAGCTTGTGTCACTTGCCATAATAAAAAACCCGAACTTTCTTTTGGGTCGTTAAACCTTGATTTCCATTCCATGAAAATTCACTCCCATAGCATTTGCAATTGTCATAAAATCTTGTTGCTCTATTTCAAAATGCCCTCTACGAAACAACAAACCTATATTGACATTGTCATGTATGAATTTCAACCTTGATTTGATATTTGCAAGACTTATATTTTGGCACGGTTGATATTCTATGTCCATTCTATATGGAATGAAATTTTGAGCCATTTCGAATCTATAAACAATCCCTGATTTAACAGCTCCGATAGCAGTAAAAGATTGAAGTGGCTTTCCATCTGGATATTTGGTTTTTGGCGAATAATAAATTAACCAATCTCCTTCTTTCATTCTCTTTAAAGGCGCATATTTCCCATGACAAAGTTGTGCAAATCCACCTTGTTCACCTATTCTAACATGTTCCTCAGACACAACCCCCACCCAGAATTTTCGGTTCATAATATGCGCCCTCTAGCAAGCATATCTAGATTGGACATACTATTCGGGATTCCTTGAGTAATCAGAGGACCAATTTTATTACCCATCTTTTCTGAATTAGGTCCTAAAATGACTACTCCATGTGTAACCCTTGTTTTTGAATTATGAATCTCAATTCGATGATTAAAATCTATTTGAATTCCTATTTGTTCAAGAACTGTAGTGTTGGAGAAAAATTCATTTTCTTTTACTTCTGTAAGTTTAAAAGGTAATGGTTCCTGTCCTATTAGTGCCAAATATCCTGTTCCACCTTTTTCAAATGGTCCATCTAACATTACATCAATTATTTCCTTGTCCCATTCTTTCCATTCTGAAATATTTCTATATAACTTCCAGATTAACTCTGGTTTTGCCTCAGTAATAATTGAATTCTCATATTTCCACACAATTATTCCCCCATATTCAATAATAGTAAGTGCACTTATCAATAATAGTAAGTGCACTTACTATTATTGTCAAGGAGATTCATGTTTTCTCAAAAACAGCTTATAATTTATAGAATAATCCTCATTTTTTTCTACTCAGTACAATATTGCATTTGTTCACCTTCCTTGCTGAATAATATCTTTCGAAGGGACACAAGCCCCTACATCATGCAATCATCTGTTTTACGATGTTATCTTTAATGCGCTTAATACTAGTTGCTGATAATGCCATGTGTTGACCTATCCAACGTTGTGATTTACCGTCTAGCATCCAATTCAACACTTGAACCTCTCTGTCACCAGCAACTCTTTCAATTAACTTTTGCACCTCTAGCAGCTTCTTCTCATACTCCGCAACACGTTTAATATTTTTCGAACGTCTAATAGCTTCCTGCATAATCGGATCACCTACACCGCCTGCAGCCTTTGATAGTGTAGCCTCAATTCCGTATTGCGCCGTTTTTGCCCCAATAACCATTTCTGCTCGCATTTCTTTGATGGCGTTAACCATCCAGTGGTAGTCTGTAATCATTGAATCTAAAGCATCTGGTGTAATCGTTAGTGTTCTTTCTTTTAACATAGGTTTGCCCTCCTAAGTTGTGTTATAATTCTTTATACTGACAAGCCTAAAAGGGCATAAACCTATTTGAGCTGTAGCGTCTGCAAACGCTGCGGCTTTTTTCTAAAAAAGGAATGATGCTATGAATCAATTGATCCAGTATATCAGCTACATGCCAAGCTTGTAGGGAGTGCCCTAGTATCCCTTGACCTCTCTGCAAGCTTGGGTTTCTCAAGGGAGCTGATATTTATGAAAAACCGTTCAAAATCCTATGTTCGCCATCAAAGAGGGCGAATAATTCGAAAGAAATGGGCTATTTTAAAAAATGTTATGTTACTAGAAAGCGAATACATGCCTGTACGTGGTACATTAAGCAAAGGAAAAATTCATTGCTCTTGTAGAATGTGCCGATATGAGCAGTATCACTCGATTCCAAAAGCCAAACATAAAGCAAAATTAAAAGCTATGAAACAGGAAATAGACGATTATGTCTGTTTCCTTTTTACGTATTTTCCTTATATATCTTTTCAGTTGCTGTAGCGTGTGACGACGCTGCGGCTTTTTCTTTTCCTCAATGTGTTCAGCAAACTATTTTAAAGTTCTTCATGATTTCATCTTTCAAAGTAATTACATAAGCTACTCGTGCTTCATTTGAAGTAATTTGAAATTTTGTATTAGTTTCTGTCACTTCATATTCTTTGCCTTTAGTCCAAGAATTTTGTGGTGCTTCTAAATCTTCGCTTGCTATGACATTATATTTTTTCATAAGTTAATCCTCCACATCTTTCATATTTAACTTTTCAATTCATCTTGCCATTGTCTTATATGGTCAATTGTTTCTTGCCATCCATCTCGACATTCTTTCAAACAAAGCATAGATTCAACAACTTTATCTTTATCAGGTAATGAACAACCATCAGCGGTCATAATACTTAGTTTTTTGTCTAAATTATCGAAATCTCGTTGACATTCATCGCGCTTTTTATACGCCTCTTGCATAGCTAATTGCAAGATTATCTGACGTTCATTTATAATTTTGAAATCCAAATTTACCAACTCCCTTGCTGAACAAAAATTATCAACCATGCAAAAATCTAAAAGATATATGATTGATATTTATGTTGTTACCTTTATTGATTAATAAATCATCACGATAAAAATAAGCTGAACGAACATTAAACAATTTTTTAAATATATTTACATGCTCAAAATTAGGATTTTTATATCCGTTTTCGTATTGCCATATATCACGTTCTGATATGTTTGTTAAGTCTGCCAACGAAGTTTGAGAGTGCCCGTATAATATTCGTAAATTCCTAAGATTTTCTCCTAGAAACAATACAATCACTTCCTCGACGCAATGTTTTTTACTGAACAAAATTTATCTAATGTAATTAGCAAATCATTTGTAACTGCCCTGTTGCATCTGCTATTAGATTTGTTCCGTAATCCTCATTAATAATGACCTCAAATATCGCCTCTAACTCTTGTACAACAATGCTGTTACCAGCCAATGCATATAGCGTAGCGCTACGACATTTATCTTTTTGCGGAAACTCTTTAAGCATCAAGTCGAAATCAGTATCATCGAATCCCATTAATCTCCACCACTCTCGTTCTGTTGGATATCTATAACGACCATCAGCCATTTTAAATACACCAGCACTAGGGCAACGATCTGGACGTTCCGTAATAGTGTTACAAACATCAGTGATTGTTTTTATATAACGAAATTTTGATTTGTTACTCTCAATTTCTTCTGGAGTAGCTAAATCTTCTAATCTACTTAACATCGATGGAATATTAACAACATACTTTTCAATGTTCTCAATTTCATCGTCAGGCTGCTTAAAGTCACTCATAGGTCTCAATGGTTTCTTTTTAACTTTGCTAAAATCGAAAACGTTATTCCCTAATATGCTTATACAAAATACCCGTTCTCTTGTTTGTGGAATACCTCTATCCATAGCATTAGATACTTGATAAGAATTTGAATATCCTAACGCTTCCATATCACTTAAATATTCATTGAAAATCGGGCGTTTCTTTTTAAATAATGCTCCGCGTACATTTTCCCAAATAACCACTTTTGGTCGCCATTCGCCCATTTCACGAATAATACGGATTGTTTCGAGCATCAGTTTAGAACGACCTTTATCATCATTTAAGTTTGCTGCGCTGTTGTCTTGACAAGGCGAGCCATGCACTAAAATGTCAGGTTTCAAGTCCCAACCTCTTACATCTTGTGCATTGTATCTAAATGGGTTCATAGCGTTATATGCCTTAACTCTATTATCTTTCCACTCGACATAATCAATTGTTTTCACTTCTACACCTAAATTTTTTAGTGCCTTAATATCAGCACCTATACCACCAAAAAGTGATAATAATTTAATCACTGCACCACTTCCTTGTTACTGCACATTTGGATTCAACTAACCACTTTCTTCTTCCCTAACAACCCATCTCTACTTTTCTCCCCACTTAATCGTCACCTCTGCCCTCGGTTGCTCTGAATAATATTTACATACCGTCATTTCCACTATTTGAGCATCATCATGCCAGATGACTTTACTCATCCCATCTTTTATACCTTTAATCAGATTGTCGAGATCAGGCTTAGTTGTTGGTCTTAATTCACCACTAGCTATTAACGCTCTCTTTGGCCCTGTGTGGTATTTCTTCGGTGGCATGAGATAAATATCAGCCTTTAGTTTAATAGGCTCTGTAATCAACTCTGACGGCTTATTTTGCCATGCTACAAGCTTTACAAAGTCTTTGAAGTCTCTGCTCTTTGGAGCATCATGTGTAACCACCTTTTTGCCTCGTCTACTAAAGCGCGGTCGTTCTTGTGGTTGAATAACTCCTGGTATTTCAATTTTGAGTACGTTCATGTTTGCCCTCCTGTTAGCACTCTCTTTAGTCTGCTGATAAAACAACCTAATGCCGTTCTACCAGCAGCGTGCATTTATCTACTCTCTGCATATTTCTTGCATGCTCTATATTTAAGTCTTATATCAGGACCACATCCGTTACGATTCCTTAACAACGAACACTTATACCAATGTTTTTTAGGATTACGTTCATGTTGTTTTTTCTCCAAGTAATAACATGTTTTACATGTAGCATCTTCTGGTCCATAACCATATTTACGACACATAATGTTTGGTTCAATTTGTTTTCTCTGCCGTGGTTCTTCTGGTAATCCTAGGTCAAATTCAATTTGCTCCATCAGCGCACCTCTTCAAGAGGCACACCTATCACTTCATCAATCGTTATCTGATGGTTGTTAAACTTAGCCTCGGCTAACTCTGCTTCATATTTTTTCTTGCATATTGGGCCCATGCCTACATCAATTGATTTTTGAGACTTTAACTTACGATTACAACGTTTACATAGTTTCATCAGTATCCGCTCTCCTGACGCTCATGGTTGACCTTTTTCTTTGAGAAGTAAGCAGTTTCGATTTGGTCAGTTGTAAATCCTAGCACTTTGCCTAAACCCATCAAATCAGCTAGTACTTCACCGAAATTCACTCTGTTTCTATGCATGTCTAACAGTGATATTGTTCTAAATAGTTTTCTGAATTGATCACATACATCTATTTCGGCATATCGTATTTCTTGCTTGTATTCCTCAGATAATAAATAACTAATTAAATCTAGACTTCCGTCCATTTCATTACCGATAGATAAAACAAAACTAAGAACATCTGCATACTCTTCAAGGAGAGGATTTTTTGTAATCTCTCCACTTCCTCCGCAATTCCAACAATCTACTCCGCCCTCAATATTTCCTAATGGAATACCCGTACCTCCACAATTTTTACAAACGTCTATACTTACACATGTCCTTGGGTCCTGATCATTACTCCACTTCTTAAACCCTCGCCATTCATTCGAACATTCGCCTAGCTCAACTTGTAACGCTAGTAACTTCCAATCAAGATTGTTTTGTCCTCGTAACTCTGGATGCTCCTGCATGATGTGCTCGTCCAATGCTGCTTGTGTTTCAAATAATTTAGTTAAATTCATAGACTTACATGCTCCTTGTCAGTTTCGAATTTCATTAGTATTTGATATGGTCTAGGATGGCCTGGAAAATGCTTTACGTGACTAGCAACCTTCCATCCACGTTCCTCACAATCAGCAATTCTATTTTCTAATTCGCGTTGTGTACGTGCTCCAATGATGTTTTTTAACACTACCATCACACTCACCTCGTTTGAATTTAGTTCATGCTTAAAACGTAATGTCTTTCATTCTGTTAATCACCTAATTTACCGTTAAAATTAGCATCATACAGAAGTTTTATTTCATAGTTTGATTTATTTATCACATTCCATCAAAACGCCTTAAACAAGCTGTAAATCACTTATTTCAGTTGGCTGAACCCTTCTCTTTTCCCACTTCTCAACAACTCTATATCCATCCTTTTTCAGCTTTTTGTAATCAGGATGCAACAAAGGAACCATCGTCCAAACGTTATGACCATCTTCACGCTTGAACATTGTTACATACACGTTGTACTGACTATATTCCGTTGGCTTTTGCATATTAACTTTTGGTATTGGCTTTCGAGCACTACGGATATCAATTGGAATGCCGTTACGCCGTCTCGTACTCATGCACTTTCACCCTTTTCATGAATTGTTCATTCATTGGTCTCACCCCATAGAGCTTGACGTGCAATTTCCCCACCGTCGCGCTCGATGTAAATTTCTTTGTCACCATCACAAAGTTCTACTCTTTCGTACTTTGTTTCATCTGAATAAAACTCAAGCGCTTCACGTAACTGTTCGTTTTCAGCAACCTCGGCTTCTAGTTCTGCATCTAGTTCCTGAGCATGCATGATGGATACTTTCAATTGAAATTCAAGAGCTGCTTGCTTTGCCTTATGTTTCTTACAAGCATTTTGTAGTGTTTTCACTTCGCTAACTTTGTGACGTAAGGTTTTTCTTGTATTTCTAAGCATTTCTCGTAAATGCTCAACTTCTGTTTTAGCTACTTTTTCAGGAGAAACCTTATAGTTACCAGTAATTAAAGCCAATAACGTAAACCAGTCGACATCTTTCCAAACGGAATCGGTTTTATGAGGCAGTAGCTTTTCGGACCATTCATAAACCACTGCTAATGAATTACCTTGATGCTTGTCCAATAATGTTTGATATGCGTCTATTACTTTTTGACAAACAATTACTTTTTCAGTCATTTGCTTCACTCCTAACTAATTGCTTCCGCAAGTCATAAATAAACGACTCAAATTTACGCTTGTTGAATTTATATAATCTAGCGATTGGATTATTTGTTTTCGGTTGTGATGGACCATCCAAGTTGATAAAGTATTTGCCAAACCATAAAGAACCCTCACTATCAAACTCGCTATCGTAATAATCTGCATAATCTGCACCCAAACTATCTGCTTCTTTCGGTGCGAAGTTAGCCCATGCTTCATGTGCAATTTGCTCCATGTAAGCCACAAACTCATTAAATTCATCTTCTGAAAAAGTATATTTGTTACTCAGTTCACTTCGTGCAATATAAAGTGTTTGATCTTTCGAAAAATGTGACACATAACCATTAACACTCAAGTCTGTTTCTCTTTCTAAAAACACCGCTGATTTTCTATGACGTACAATTAAACCGTTAAAATTACGTTCAGTTGATTTCAACCTCATTCACTCCTAGCTTTAATTAACCGATGATGCCAAAATGCTTTAACAATACGTAAATTAGCCAACCTAATCCGCCTAAAAAAACGACTGCAATAACCATATTGATTACAAAAAATACCCATACCAAACGGCTTGTACGTTTGAAATTTTGTTCAAAATTATTCATGTATGTTCAACTCCTCATTACTTTTCTTTACCTTTATCATTTCGTGATTACCAAGACCACCAAACCTCATATGCTCGTCTGCTTGAATCCAACGCTTGCCGCCTATTTGAATCACCTGTACATTTTCATAACTAATACCATGTGGACTAAAAACATCTACTCGATCGCCTACTCTCACACGTTGACCTAAAATATCGTGCATTGGGATTTTACTCGAACGGTCTTGTTTACCTGTGGAAGGTTTAATTCGATGTCTGTTCATATTCTTGATTTGCCTTTCCTAGCATCGATAATATTTTTTGGCGTTCTGCTTCAAAATCAATCGTTGATTTATTAGCTTCAGTTGGTGGTGTCTCATCTTCATTCCGATTATGGAACCATTCAGGAACAATTTCTGTACGACTTTTTGGCTTTTGATAATGATAAGGGTTAGCTTGCTGTCGCTTGTTATTTTTCTCCCTTTCCTCTTTGGCTTTTAACTGTTGGTAAGTAGTAATCATTTCTTTACGCCAATTAATCAATGTAGCCTCTGCATATTTGATTTTATTTCGAGCATTATTAAATACTGCGTTTTGTAAAGCTGCCAGAATTAAATCGACATCTTTGAAATCATCCAAGATATATCCAAGGTGTTCAGCAACTGTTGGAAGAACTGGTGTAATGTTTTGATTTGTAAATTCAATTAATCTAGCAAAGTCAGATTGAGAAGAAACAGACTGACGACTCTTTTGTTCTTGTTCTTCTTCTTGTTCTTCTTCTCTTTCTTGTTCTTCTTCTCTTTCTTGTTCTTGTTCTTCTTCTTCCCCATAGTCTTTACAAGGGGTATTGATAGGGTATGGATACGGTATCGAATCCTCATCATTACTAGTGTTAGGTACTTTCTGCCCACTTTTTTCATCTAACAGTATTGATACGGTATCAATACTGTATCCTAACTGTTCCAATGTAGTAATGTAGCTCCTTACAAACGGTATATGTTTCACTGCAAGTAGCTCTTTTTCGATGCATTTTTTCACTTTCGGTGAGTTGATAAAGTTGTATTTTGCCCAGTTATTCAGCATGATTTCTTTTGTTGATTCGTTGTATGTGATTTTTCCGTACTCCACAAAACGTTGTAGCAACTTCTGCACCGTCTCTCTGTTGTAACCTGTGTGCAATTCTATAACTCTATATGGCAATTCATAGATGCCGCATTGTGTTGTATTGCCATTTGTCATTAAATACAGATAGAAGTATTTCTCCTCTGGTGTAAGATCCAATACAAAGCCGTCATCCCAATATGTTGTGTGTACATTTCTGTATTTAGCCATTTGCCCTCGCCTCTCCTAATAAGTTTTCACCGGCTCCCAACCATTCTCTTCACATGCTAAATTGAATTTTTCTACTGGCATGTCGATATTTATTGGGTCGTAATCTACTAACCATCTTTCAACATCGAAGTTAATAATGGCATCTTCTCCATAACGTTCAATCATGTATTTTTTATAAGCTGCTGATTCCGCTCGTAATTTTTGAACATCTGTTAAATCTGGCTTTGAGCGGTCATCCCGAACAATGATAAATGCGTTTTCGATGTCTTCCATGGTCACGTCACCATCTGGATCGCTCCAATCAGTACAATCTATACCGTTTGCTAGATAACGCCCTTCTTTATTACGATGTTTTAATACAATGACAGGAATCGTTGTAATGATTTCATCCTCGCCACCGAAGATGTTTTGTTGAAATATTTTCATCGTTCACCCTCCGTATTTGAAATATTCCAAATTTTAATCACAGACTTATTCACAAAATCCACAAATACTACGTTTTTCATCGCTTTATAATAGGCTTGTTGTAATTGCTCAAGCATCATAATCCTCCTATAAAACTCTTGATTTCCTCTCACAAACTGCGAAACTACCGCTTATTTTAATAATTCGATAATCTGGATAGCGTTTCATATATTCGAGCACTAAGCATCTCAATTCGTTTGAATCCTTCGCCTGCTCGAAGATCCAAGCAGGCAGAAGGACTTTGTATGGTACGTTATACACTTATACCACCTGTTGCATTTTTTGTTGTGCTTGTTGTTGAGCAGCTGCAACTTGCATCAATCCAATACCTTCACGGATTGCTTCATCCGTCTTTTCACTACTTGCAAGCCACTGAATATAAGCCATATCTTCACGCCATATTTGCTTCAATGTTTTTCCTTGATGCTTTCCAAATGTTAAAGTAATGGCACTAGCCTCTTGTGCGTTCTTTGGTATCGAAATTTTGTTGTTATTAACAGGTTGTTGACGATTAGAATAATCGTATGTGTTACCGCTAACCCCATTTGCATCGTCATCTTTTTCCGTTGCAATACCTAGCATCGCTGATAGGCTATAGCGTTTCATGTAAGTGATTTGTCCGCCAAAATCTTGCATCCCTGTAGCAGCTGGGAATTTGAGTGGTGAAGACTTCACCCATTCACCGGAGCTATGCAAGAACATCGTTTCAACACAAGCTAATGGACCACATTCTGTTAATTCTGTGTAACTGTTTTGAATAATGGATACATTATTTTCTTTAAAAACCTTGCGAGCAGCTTCGAAAATACCGTTCAAATCCGTATACTGGAATGAATACCTACTACCCTTTTTCGTAGTAACTTCTACAGTTACATTGTGCTTAGGTGTTTCTAATTCACCCCATGATTTTGCTAATGCAGCAGCGATATTTGTGTTTTCTGGTGAGAAGATCATTGGTCTGCCACCTCCACTTTGAATGTTGTCGTTCTAGGCTTTACTGTTACACCAGGCACAACTTGTCCGTCCTCATCTACAACAACTTGGTCATCACCCTTTTGAATTACTTTTAATGTTTTTTTCAGTTCCGCCCATCGTAATTTTCGAGTTGTATTAACTTCCACAAACGGTAATTCGTTCATCTCTAAATAATCGAATATTGCCTCATCATCAACTTTTTGTGGTTGCGCTTCATTCGTGATTGATCTCACTTTCCCATAGGGAGTAACGATACTTTTTTGTTCCGAATCGATGGTTAAAACATGGGCGTGATATTCGATGATTTTCTGCTCAAAGAATGAAATATCGCTAACTAATCCAGCACTTTCTTTTTGCTCCCACGTATTAATTCGTTCACGTTCCGCTTCTGCTAGCGATTTAATTTCGTTCAATTTTGCGTTGGCCGCATTCATTTTTCGTAATACCCAGTTGAGTCCATTCAAATCCTTAATGACAAATAACTGTTTGTCTTCAGGTTGTAATTCATTTAGTTCGTATAGTTCAATTTCCTGCAATCGGTTCATTGAAAAAACCTCCTTTGATTTGCATTTATTGAGCCCATGCGATATGATAATTTTGAAAAATTTTGTGGCATGAGCCTCAATTAATCCTCTCCGTTGCACCGGATAGGATTATTTTTTTATGTGAGCGTAGCCGTAATTCATTTCTACATAAGCAATAACCTTTGAATCACTCATATCAAATGTAGATTCATCCTTATATCCTGTAGCTAAATAATCACTGATGTTGTCGATATGGATAAGCGCGTCCCCAATCTCAAAGTACACATCCCCACTGGCGATGAAACTACCAAAATCATCGTACATATCTAAAATCACATCAGGTTCGTAAGATGGAGTTGGATACTCAATTCGCCCAAGCACCATTGGGTTTTCAACTTGTAAGAGATTCATAGAATGACCTCCTAAAACGGCATTGCGTGAGCGTCCACGTGTTCTGGCACAATAACTGGACCGTTCGCCACGAATAATACACCGTGTTTTACTACGTGATAAGAAGTCCAACTGTACTCATTTTCGCCTTGTACCATCCTTTTATAAGGAATGCCAATTTTCCTCAATGAGTCTAGCTGTAATAGATGCACTCGAACATGTACAGGCTCATTCGTTGCATCATATTGAGCGGAAATAACTTCACTCGTTGGAATACCATAGTACATTAATAAATTTGGCAATTTACTAAGTACTAATGCAGCTTGCTGTAATTTCATTTGAATCATTCCTTTCATTATTTTTGATGGGTTCCCATCAAGCAGCTCATAATATATTGGCTAACCAGACGAAAGAAGAGGATTATGAACTGCTTGACGAGAGCGAGTTACGACTCGCAAACGTCGATTATTGTGGTATAATGTGTGTAGACAAAACCGCACTGCTGTTTAATCGTTCCCGCGATTAAGCAGCTTTTTTATTGCCAACAGGCAATAACTACTGGTACACCAATGGCGATGATGATTAGACCACACTTCACACAGAACACTTTATGGCGGTGGTCACGGCCATCGTCTGGCATGTATAAGTAATTTACTAACCACTTCACCATCGGCACCACCAATTGCCGACCGACACTAGACGTTGTTGTAACGACAATTTACTCCATCGTTTAAACTTGAACATCTTGAACCTCCCACTGTTGGATGTGATCTATCACTCTATCTACTTCTGCTAAATCTATTTTTTGATTGGCTTGTAAAGCTTTCAGACTTCTGATAATGTCATAGGCTCTTTCAATAGCTAAGTCGTAATCTTCCATTATTAAATTGGATTCAATTGCTCCGATTGCCCCGTAAATCGCTCTACGATGCTTGATAAGCATAATTACATCCACCATATAAAACCTCCTCCGATAAACGGTAATAATTGATTGATGATTGATAAGGCGTCCATTCCAAACATCATGGCTGCCGCTGCAACTTGTCCATCTGTAATTTGTATCCACTGCATGAATGTTGGCATATCTATCACTTTTACTTCTTTTTCATACTTAGAAATACATGAACGGCTTCGATTTAGCTTTTCTGCTATTTGTTCCTGTGTTAGATTTGCTTTTACACGTAAAGCCTTTAAAATAGCTCCATATTGCACTTGTCTCACCTCCTGTCTCAATGTTCCAAACTGGAACAAAGGAAACAAATGCGGAACCCCTATTTTCTTGAATTTACAGTACTATATAAGCAAGAGGTTGATTTGTCCCAATCTCTTACTAGTTTGGTAAATTGGTAGTTTCAAATGAGGTCATTTTCTTTGGCTCCCCTATTCAATTGCACCTGCCCGTGCTTATTAATTCCATTCATTCATAATGATGTTTGTTATTGTTTTCGCTGTTGGTTCATATAACCATACGCGTTTTCCTTTGAATCCACGCTGTCTTTCGTATTGTTTGATACGTGGATCGCATAGGATATGTTCTTCCAAGAATGTCTTTTTAAAAGTTGTTGCTCTCATAATGTCATCGATATCCCAAAATAAAATTTCCTGCCTAGCAGTTTCGTTAATAAGTTCACGTAGCTCAGAGGTAATTCTTTCTTTTGTGATTCCAGACATCTCAAATAATATTTTGATTACTGTACTTTCACTATGTTCCAATCACATTGCCACCGCCTTGTTTAAAAACTTATTAATAAAATAGGCTTGGCCTTTACCTGTAATTTTTGACGTTCTATTGATGCTAATTTCACCATTGTTGTGATGAATAGGTGTCTCTTTAATTTCAAATAAACCGAGCTCCATTGATTTTTGCGTTGGTGAATTATAATCAGATCCCTTACGTTTGATTAAATAACCATTTTCCCGAAGCCACTCAAATAAACGTTTTTGCCCAATCTCTACACCGTTTTGCTTTAGGATTTTGGCAAACTCACCAATTAGTATTGATGTTTTACTTGCCTGTATTGCTTCAGCAAATAATACTTTTGGTTTTTGAGCTTCGATTATTAGTTGTTGTTCCATGATTTTTTTCTTGTTATTTTCAATCGTTTTTTGAGCAATTAGGAAACCTTTTGCTAAGATTGTCATTTCGTCATCATCTTCGCTTGTTGCAATGTAGCCACCATTAAGTCGAATTTCTTTCAAAATAGCTTTGACCTGTTTTTTGAATTGTTTTGCTATAGGTTTACGTGATTGCATTAATACTTCATATAGGCCATCTTCTGTTAGGAACCACGTTTCTTGTGTTCCGCCAAGGGTGTAAACATTGTTTACTACCTTCTCGTCTTCATCTACTGATTTCAGCATCATGCGTGTGTTACTATGTTCAATCCAATCCGCTACATCTTTCGCTAGAAACAACGGATTTTCTAAAGTTCCGTATACTTTGAATCTTTTGGTTAAAACTATTTGTTCATGAATAACTGTTAATGGATTCATAAGAAACCTCCTTTTTTCCACTTTTCCTTAGAAAAAATAGATTAATTAACTGGATTTCACGCAGTCATATTCTTAGAATCTAAGAACACTTCTTTAAAAAAATTTTGCTCTACATTTAAGCCAGAACAAATTCTTTCATATTCATCCGCCGATAAAACCGAATCACCATTAATAACCCGGTAAAATCTCTTTAATTCAATAGAAGATTTGTCAGCAACATATTTCATTTTTAATCCATTGCTTTCAATATATCGACGAATTCTTTCATGTACTTTCATATTGACCACACCTTTCTTCTTAATATTTAAGAATTCGTTAAAATTAATATAATTCTTAATTTCTAAGAAGTCAATGTTTTTTTCTATTTTTCTAAGAAAATAATCTTTGTTTTTGGGAATACGGTTAAGATAGTCTTAAAATAAAAGAATAAAGAGTGGTGCTACTTTATGGAGACACTGGGTGAAAGACTAAAATTAGCTAGGCAAAAAGCTGGTCTTAAGCAAATACAAGTTAAAGAAAGAACTCAAATAAATAACAAAACATTAAGTGGATATGAGAACGATGTGAGTGAACCTGATTTAACTACGCTAACTGTTTTAGCTGATTTATACGGTGTATCATTACAATGGTTATCAACTGGGCAAGTCGATAATAGAATAAACAATAAACAAATAAAAAAAAGTAAACAGGATATTGCAGAAAGAATTGAAGAATTACGTTATGATTTACAGAACATAAACGAATTAACTTTTAATGGGGAACCGATGAGTAACTCAACTAAAGAAGCTTTATTAGAAGCAATGGAATTCAGTGTTAGATTAATAACAAAAAGCATGGAACAAAACGCTCCTGAAAATATTAATAAAAAAGAATAGTCAATGAAAAACACCCTCCTAACTAAGAGAGTGTTTTATTTTTGTTCCACTGATTCTAATTCTTTGATTCGACGCAAAATTAAGTCAGTCATTAAATTTAAATACTCATCTTGATAACGACCAAATACATCATGATCTCTCAATAAATAGAGTGACCAAAGCTCCATCTCATATATGACACATCGCCACCATTGCCAAACATCACTGGACCAAGGCGGTGTAAGACTAAGTACTTTTGAAAAGTTTTCAAGCTCTGTTAATATCTTTTCTGTTGTTACCATACTCTTAACCTCCTACTTGGATTGACAGAAATTTTAACCATCGAAATCGAAAAAATAACTGTCCATGAGATGCATGTCAGTTAACTAATTAACACATTTTAAGTTGTTACTTGAAGTGTGTTTTTTAAATGATCTACAAAATCATCCTCTATTCTGTTATACTCAAAACAGGAACATGCGTTCTCATTTTATTTACGTTAATATTATCATTTCCATATAAGGAATGGAATGGGCGTTTTTAAAATATCACAAATTTTCTACAAAATTTGATAAAACTCTTCTTTTGAGACGGTTTTCTGTCTATAAAATTACTATCAGGAGTACAATAATCATTTTAAACCCTACCCTCTTTTATATTTATAAAATGACATACTTTGTATTCGAGTAGCGACTTGTCACAATTAAACAAACGAGATTAAACGTTTCGTTAACGTCAATTAGAAACATTAAGCTAATCGTTTAATCATGTTCAACCATACATTTAATTAAGATATATTAAAACTTAGAGGTGAGAAAATGACTTTGGGAGAAAAATTAAAAAAATCTAGAAATGATAAAGGGCTTACTCAAATTGAAGCAGCAAAAAAATTAGGTGTAACAAATGGGGCTTTGTCTGGATACGAAAGAAATTATAGAGATCCCGACATAAAAATGTTAAAACAAATGGCAGACTTGTACGAAGTTTCTATCGACTACTTAGTTAGTAATAACATGACAAGCAATAATGAAATAGGTATATCTCGAAAAGATGAACATGATATCGGAAAACGAATGGCGAAAATAAAAAAAGAATTAATCGAAGGGAAAAGTAATAATGGTGGTGTTGTACTTAGTTTTATGGGTGAACCAATGAGCGAAGAAGCAATCGAGTCACTTTTAGAAGCTTTAAAACATGCAGAAAGATTAGCGGTACTTGTCAATAAAAAAATAGGTAGCGATTAGATATATAGGCTCATAAATTCACAATGCACTTACCAATCCTTAATTAATTGAATATTCGGATATATATTGTGTATAATATTTCTGTTAATTTTTAGTTGCCGTTGATTTAGTGAAATAAAATGTAATACTACTTGCTCAATTGTCAGAATATTGAGTGTTAAAAAGTTAAGAAAGGAGAAAAATAATGTCCAGATTTTACAAAAATATAAAAGAAAGCCCTTTTTACTGGTTTTTAGTGTGTGTAGTTGCTATTTTAATCGTTTGGAGAATAGTTACCCTAAATAATGAAACGAAGGAATTTAAACAACATTTAAGTGCAGGAAATGATTATTTTGAAGAAGGAAATTATGAAATGGCTGTAAACGAGTTATCTCTTGCCGTTGAACTTAAACCAAAGAATTCAAAAGCAAAAGATTTACTTGACGATGCAAATAAACAGTTAAAAAATGAGCAACAAAAGAAAGAAAAAGCGCAAGCAGATAAAAGAGAAAAAGAAAGTAAATTACAAGAGGAAAAGGAAAGAAAAGATGCATATACAACTTTCTTAACTTCATTTGATGCTTCATCACCAGAAGGCAAAGTACGAATAGCTATGTATGAAGTGTTGAAAAATGATTACGAAAAGCCAGAAAATGTTTCTATTAGTTCTGAAATTGATGATGAAGGTCATATAACAGCTATTGGAAAAGGTAGAGATGGCTGGTCAAATGACAGTATTAGAGATGGTTTCTTTGAAGACATTACAAATATTTTAAGAAAAATAAAAGATGTTGATGGTTATACTTCAATATCAATTAGCTTAACCTTCCCCATGAAAGACACCTACGGCAATATCAATGATGATGAAGTAATCACTATGCTCTTTTTTAAAAGTGAAATTGATAAAATAGATTTTTCATCATTCAACTACATAAATTTACCTGATGTAGCAACTGGCTATAGACTTTATCCAGCATTCCAATAGAAATTTAATAAATGCATCCTTAATTTCAAGTAAAAGAACAGGGATTCCTATTTGAAAGGAGTGATGGAATCTGAGATTACCCTATACTAATTATCACCTGCCCGTGTAATTGGAGGTAATCTAATGGCAAGGTATAAAATGATTAAAACCAAAAAAGATTGTATTTACTGGTATAAGGACTCAAATAACAAAAAGAAGTTCGCTTTCCGCTACAAGTATTATGACCGTTTTGGAAATCGCAAAGAAAAAGCAATGTTAAGATTCGATACTGAATCAGCTGCTGAACGTGCCTTAATTGAGGTCAAAGCTAATGTACTAGACGGAAATGATAGATTTGTAGAGAATGCCAATATTACGGTAGCACAATGGATGGAGATTTGGTTTGAAATGAAAAAGAAGGTTTGGCGACCTGGTACCTATCTTCATTATCAAGAGTCCTACACCAACTATATTAAACCTCTGATTGGGCACTATAAACTACAAAAATTAACAAAAATGACTGTTCAAAGAGAGCTAATCAACAAATTAGTGTCTTATGGATTAATGCGGGCGACCGTGCAAAGCGTGTTTCGAATTTTCAAATCTGCAGTTTCTTATGCTGTTGAAGAGGAAATACTTCTTCGTGATCGCTTCAGAAGAATGGATTTTAGTGCTGCACCTATTAGTGACAAAGAAAACTACCTCACTGAAGAGGAGTTAGAGCTATTTTTGCAATGCGTTAAAGACAATGACCCTTCGACTAGATACTCATCTATTTTAACTTTGGCAATGACAGGAATGCGTAAAGGTGAAATGATGGGGTTAACATGGAATGATATCGACTTTAAAAATAAGACAATAACTATTAATAAAGCTCGGACACGAACAGGGCTTGGGCCACCGAAAAGCGATAATGGCTATAGGAAAATTAGTATGAACAATGAATTATACGCACAATTAAAGAGGTACAAAGCTTGGTGTATTAAAAAGAAGTGGGATAGAAGTATGAAACATGAAGATACTGATTATGTATTTATTTCTCGCCAAGGGTGCCGCCCTATTGGGTTAACATACGTTGAGGATGCAATTGATATGATTTGTGAAAAGTATGAACTAAAAAGAATTTCCCCACACGGTTTAAGACATACAGTAGCATCTATTTTACTTTCACGTGGTGAAACACTTGTAACTGTCGCGAAAATCTTAGGTGATAATCCAAATACTATTCTAAAAGAATATGTTCACTCGTTCGAAAGAGATGAAATTAAATCAATTGAATTGATGAATAAATTCGCAGCTGGAAGATAATTTTAAAACAGCCATCTTATGATGTATTTGGGGTACAAATTGGGGTACATCATTTTTTGTGCCCTCCCCCATCCCTATACATCAAAGCTTTCCCTCTAACTCCAACCTCATGATATAGTTGGCATGGTAGACAACGCCCATTTGGTCTGTCTCCGCATATCGAATCTCAATCTGTTTTTCACTCACAAACATTTTCTTCACCTCGTCCTACATTATAGCGTAAAAATGCTGATTTGGCGGGGTTTAGGCTTTGGAGATGAAAAATAAATAAAAACATAAATTTACAAAATGTAGAAATTCAATTTTAATATTTTGTTTGGTAAAAAATAGTGGTATTCGTTTTTACCCTATGTACCCCACTTATTTGGGGTACATATTGGGGTACACTGGGGTACAAAAAAATATAAAATAATATAACACTGGGCAGGTGAAAAATACAAAAGTCACTCAATTTTTAGAATGAGTGACTTTTGTATTGCCCTCCTAAATTCCTTTACTTGTGATTTCAGTGGATGCTGCGAGTACTTAAAAATTAGCCCCAATTCATCTATTTAAAACCAAAATTAATACAACATATTTTTGTAAATTTTGTTTATATATTTTCCATTTTACGCAAGAAGGAATAACTATTTTCCAATTTGGAACTTACTTTGATATATGAGCACTTGATAGTATCAGATGCATTGAGGGTTCAACCATCTATAAAAGATGTAAGTATTTTGAAATAATTATTGTTTTAAAAAATAATTAATTAGCGCTCCGATAACCAATATTATAATAAAAATTAAGAACCCTTTAAATGTAAATCCTTTCACTAAATTTCTTTCCGGAATCCCATTATCATCATCATTACGTTTATTGTTATCCATGAATATGCCTCCTTTAAATAGCAT